CTGTTTTTATTTCAGTCTCAATTATTTCAATGTCTTGTGCTTTTAATATCCCATTGTCCCATATCCATTCTACCCCTTCCATGATTCCATTTACGAAAGCTTCTGGAGCTGATGGATCCTGAACAATGTCAACGGTTGCTAACATAAAGTCTTTACCGACATAGTTAGTTCCGTTCTTTTGCACAAGGCTTCCCATTCCACGACTTGATACACCAAGCTTAACACCACCTTCGAGAAGACCTTCTACGATCTGTCCCATAGGGGTTTTAAGAATTGATGCTTTTCCTACAACATTACTTCCTTCCCATTTGAGTTCGGTAATCTTGTGTGAAACTTTATCTAGATTAACAGTTGGTCCTTCTGGATGATTTAACTCTCCAACTGCTCTTCCAGTAGAAACCTGCTCTTTGATATACTTATCAACAGCGGCTTCTAAAATCTTTTTTTCATATATTCGGCCATTCCTATTTTTGGAATCGGCTTGCATGAATACACCCTCGATAACGTGGGATTTATTTCCTTTTTTATCTTCGGTAATATAAGTTGTTATATCACTATCGTTGTATTCTGCAATTAATCTCATAGTTGTCCTATTCGTCTGATTCTGCTTCTGCTGGTTCTTCTATCGGTTGTACCTTTTTCTGAACCATATTTGAAGCAATTTCTATTTTCTTTGCATCTAAAGCATCAGACATTTTTCCAGCCATTGCTGTGTTAAATGCTTTTTCTGCGTTAATATTATCGCCATCCCTTAATTTATTAATAATATCTTTAATTGTCTCACTCATTCAATTTTCCTCGTCTGTATTTATTTATAATAATTAAAATCCTAACCGAACCTTGGATCATCCGGATCAGGCATATCTAGCTCTCCGCCTTTCTCCTCGTCTTCGATTTGTTTATTAATAGCTTCAATATCATCATCGTTAAATCTAAGAATATTCTTTTTAACCCATTCATTAGATATGAATCGGCCAATATGCTCATCTAACGATCCTAACATATCGAATCTTTCCCTATACATTTCAGCTTCTTTTAATTCTGAAAAGTAATTATCTTCAATAAAGTCGAACTGAATGTTTTCTTTCCATTCGTTCCACTCTTCCACGGTAATAACATTCTTCAGCATTAATTGTGTTTTTAATAACTGAATGAATACATCTGAAAATCTTTTTCTTAATCTATCAATAAACTTTTTAAATTTAACTTCATCTCTTGTTATTTCAGAAGATCTACCTAAGCTAAATTGTGCTTCTTGCTCTAGTCTATTCATAGGTACATTTAATGCTTTATATAATTTCTTTTGGAAATATATAATATCATCTATTTGTCCTAGGTTTTCACCCCCAGGTAATGTAGATATTTCAGTACCTCTACCACCTTCTCTTCGTGGTAAGAAGAAATCTTCAAGCATACTCATATGCTTTTTATCGTCTTTAATGTCGCCGGTCTTAGCGTCGTAGACTAATTTATTTCTATATTGATTCATAATACCTCTTAGGTATTCTTCAGCTTTACCTTTTGGTAAGTTACCTACATCAATATAGAATATTCTTCTTTCTGGTGCTCTACTTATTCTGTAGATAACAACAGAATCTTCCATCATTCTTAACTGATTGACTGGTTTAATAGCCTTATGTAAGTATGATAAAATTCTTTTTCTAGAACTATCTAATATACCAGATGTCGCATATGCTATAGCGTCTGGGTTAATTTTTAGTCCCTGGTTATATTTTCCAAGAGCATTGTCTTGAAAGATAAAAAATTCTTTTTGAGATTTAATAAGTTTAGCTCCTGTCTTAGGATCTTCCTCTTCTTCAATCTCTTTTACTTTTCTTAGTTTAGTTGGATCTATATATCTTAGTTCTTGGATTCCTGCTTTTTCACTACCTTCTTTTATAATAATGTGATAAGGTAATCTTCCATCAATATACCATTTCCTAAAAATATCATGTGAGTATGCATTAAAATTCATGAGCGATATAATAGTATCAAACTCTGTTTTAATCATTTTTTTAATCTTATCTGAAGCTTCAACCTTATCTAAAACTATATCTACTGGAACATCGTTATGATCTCCAACGATTGCTTCATTAACAATATCTTCTACTGCTGCATCACACTCTGGCTGTGCTGCAATATCACGATATTTCATAACAAGATCTACTTCACTTTTTGCTTTATCCCCATCTAGATCTAAATAAGCACCAAAGTGGCCACCCGATGTTATAACACCAGCGCCGTCTTCATCTGTGTTTGGTACGAAAGAAACTTTAGGTAATTCTTTTTCCTGTCCCTTTCTTTTTATTTCAAATCCGAAAAAATCTGCCATATTATTATCCTGAATATTATCAGGGGAGATTTCTCTCCCCTTCAAATATATTTATACTAGTTTTAGCTAGTGGTACTAGACTCCCAATACTGCATTTGAAGTTCTACAGTAAATTCCTCAATCTGGTTTTCCTGATCATAGGCTACCTCGATTGCTGAAATGTTAGAAGGCCACATTCCACGAATATCAATTCGCTTAGTTGTGTTTCCTTCTTTATCAAGTTGTTCGATAATACCGTCAGCTTGATAGTCTGTAGGATTACTTAATCCAGTGTTAGAGTTGTGTCCATTAATACCATTACTCCATCTTTCGAAAGCGTCTCTAACCTCGAAACCAACATCATTAATAACTGTAATGCTCCACGGTTCAAAAGATCTATCTCCAGCTATCTGAAGTTTTCTACCTCTGAACGGAACCTCTACAGGTGCTACAATTGATGCTGGGAAGGCTGCAGCCTTACACATAAATGATGTAAGTTCTACATCGCCTGCCGCATATCCAGGGAAGTTAACAGTACACTTGAATAAGTTTCCACGTGCACCACCGCCAACCAGCTTAGATTTAAAATCGTCTACGCCTAATATTGCCATGTTTTATTCCCCCTATACTCCGGCGATTTCAGAGAAATCGACGCCTGTTCTAGTTGCTATGAAGTTCAATGTAATGAAGTTAATAGATCTTGCAGGCTTGATAAAAATATCAGCTACGAATCTATTTGAATCTATTACTTGACCTGTATTGTTGGAAGTGTCACAAACTACTTGGAAATCTGTAATACCCCTACGCCCTTTAACGTCTCTCAAGAAAGGCTCAACCATATTTTTAAATTGAGCTCTTGTGAATTCGTCATTAAATTCGAATAATTGTGCTTTAGCAGCAGTAGAAATTGCTTTCTCTAATACTATAAACAATCTTCGAACGTTAATCCTATCAAAAGCGGAAGGTCTGCTAAGTAGAGTTTTATCCCCAAATAACATCATACCTTCACCTGGGAAAGATACTAAAGGATTAACACGTCCTTTATATAATGTATCTCTATCTGCTTTCTTCGGATTGTATGCTAATTTTGTTACGCCTAATAGTTGACCACGGTTAACACCTGCTGGTGAGAACCATGCATCTGCCACTCTATCAGTGTTAGCGCATAAACCTGCTATGTGACCAGCTGCACCAATATATCTGTATACGTCATTATATTTGTCGTAAACATATAGTGCGGATGAATCACAGACTGCGTATGAAGAACTAGTTAATCCATTTGCAAACGCCATAACGTCTGTAGCTGGATCTGAACTTCCTACTGTGTCTTCGATTGGAGGTGATACAAATGCAACCAAATCTTTTCTAGCGTTTGCTATAGAGATCAAGTCTTCTGCAATTGTTTCTGCTCCATTAGCATCTGGACTTGCAAACAATAAGTTAACATCAACTGTTTCAGCGTCTTCGAATAGGTCGTAACCTAATAGAATTTCGCCTGTAGTTGGTGTATTATCGTCTGAACCACCTGCTAAGCTATGATCAATAGCCGCGTTGTGGGTGTCAAATGCCGAGGTTCTACTTGCTAATGTTTCCCCAGCGTTTTGTAGATTTGTAGTGTCGTGATCAGTCCACCAAATATACTTAGAGTTACTATTAATAACGTCTTTGTAATAGTTTGATGTTCCGTCAGTCTTCTTCGCGTCTGACGCTTGAGATACGAAGGCGAATGTTTCTAGAACGGTACCAGCTGTACCTGTCCATAGTCCGTCTTCGTCTATAACTGCTACGTGTAATTCGTCATTGTAAGAAGGTTTACCTAAGTTAACTGCGTAATCAGATGTACCAGGAGCAGCATCAAAAGATCCTGCATATGTCCAACCTGAAAAGCTAGTGATTCCTTGCGAAATCATAGAAACTTTTAAGCTGTTTCCTAGTGAACCTGGGTACTTAGCTACCCATAAACCCTTAGCCAACGAACCATTGGAGTAGTTATTTTCATAATCTTCATCATTCTTAATAAGTTGTCCTGTACCATCTGCGGTCGCATTATCATGACCTGAGATTGCACGTACAACTTTCAGCGCGTTACCATATTTTAGGAATGCCGCAGCTGTAAGAAAATATTTCGCTGTATTGTCATCTGGAGTACCAAATTTCTCAGCTAGTTCTGATTCAGAACCTACTGTTACAATTTGGCCTGCTGGACCCCAGTTGAATGCTCCTGCAAATCCACCAATGTTGGTAGATACGGCTGGAATTACATTCGTTGCGTCTATTTCTTTTACCTGGACGCCTGGTGATACTTGAAATGCCATCGCTTTATCCTCTCATTTGTTGTGAGTTAGTTAATAAGTTACATAATACGGTTATTTTCAACATAATTATTTATAATAAAAGAAGTTCTAAGTGTCTGTATTGTCTTCTTTACCGACGTGATCCGACAGTATAAACCTTCTATCTGGATTAACTGCAACTTTAAATATACTCATTAGTGTTCTATTGACTAACATTTCAGATGCACTATCCGTTGTTGTTAAAGCAATCCTTGTGTTAGGATATGCTTTATTATTGAAATTAACCGTCATTTCTATAACTGGTCTTTTTTCTTCTATTGTAGGTAATCTTCTTGCAATCGAAACATCTACAATGTCTGATTTAAATTTATTACCATTTTTTTCCCAGATAGCTGTATCGCCATCTATCTTTAATTTATCTACATGCAACATAGAAGCATTTGTACCATTACCAGTATCAAATTTTGCACGTATTGGGTTATCTAATCCCTCAATATCAATTCTTTCTATATAACCACTTTCTGTTCTGAATAGTGGTTTCCTATGTAATTCGTGTACAAAGTATTCTACAATTAAATCTAAAACTTCTTCATCCGTTATTTTACCTACAGATTTACCACTTTCTAAATCATATCCATTAAAGTGAGATCTAATTCCAGGTGAACCATTTATCTCTAATACATAATAATTATTTCCAACTTGACAGTGATCTACACCACAATATAGTGCGCCAGTCGCACGTGCGGACTGTTTAACGAGTTCTTTTTCTTCATCTGATAGTTTATATGGCCTAGTTTTAGCTCCTAAGTGTACGTTATTTCTAAATTCTTTGTCATCCTGTTTTATTCTTTCGGCTGATCCTAATATCTTTCCATTAACAACTAATGTTCTTATATCCGATTTTAAAGGTAAATATTCTTGTATTAATAATTGTGCATCATATTTCCATAAAGATTGGCAAACAGAAACTAACGATTGTTTACTTTCCGCAATAGAAACACCCACACCTTGTGTACCAGTTAGTGTTTTAATAACTACTGGAAATTTACCACCGATCTTTTTGTGTGCACTGTCTATGGATTTAACATTTGTTATAACAGACGATTTAGGTGTAGGTATATTATTTCGGTCTAGTGCAATCACATTTGACATTTTGTTATCACATAACATCATAGATTCTAAATCGTTAACCATAAAGAATCCGTACGTACCTAAGGAAGATACCAAGGCCTGTGAAGTTAAAGTTTGTATAGCACCTGCTCTTACGAATACAATAGAGTTTTCTTTACTAATTTCTATTTCACTATCTTCACCGTCATAGTTCTGGAAAACAACAGAACCTAAATCTACGTCTACAGAGGAGATGAAAGCCTCTTCTACATTAATTAATGTAAATTTCATTTTACGCTTTTTAGTTAAGTTACCAACTATATCAGCAAACGTTCCTTCTTCTTCCCCTAAACCAAGCACAATGCAGTGTAACTTAGAAGGATCTTTTTCAAATACCTTCTTTTCTGTTATTGGTTGATCAACCGTATTTTGCCATTCGTTAAAGTTTTGCATATTACCAGTTTATAAATTTAGTGTCGTCCTCGAACCACACGTTTCCGTCTTTGTCTTTAGTATATTTATGCTCCTCAGATTTCTCACCTAGAAATCCTACAGGAAGCATATCATCTTGTATTGCTGCTAATCGTTCCCGATATAACATATCTTTCATATCGATATCCGTCATAGATCTAAATATATCTGTTGTAGTAAACCAAGCAAATAATACTAGATTCATCATTAAATCGTCGTGGTTAGGTGCTATAGCCATAAAGGAATTTCCTTTCGAAACAAATGTACTCATTTCTATAATCGTATTAGCATCTAGGATTTCTAATTTTCTCTGCTCTATTAAATCCTTTATAGTAGAACATCCAATACGTTTTACCCTCCTAGTCATTGTAGCACCAATTGCATTTGCTTTAACAGAGGATTCTACAAACATATTTTCATATTCTAAATCATAATATAATCCATTACATACTACTGAACCTTGGTCATTGGATTCAACAATGATATAAGCATCGTTATATCTTCTTGCATAATTAAATATTAAATCTGGTAATAACATTGGGGATATATTATTATCTCTAAATGTACATACCTGCTTAAATGGTTCTACACTTACATCTATTACTGTAAATGTACTATAATCTTGTCCACGTCCTTTTGCAACATCCACGCACATAATATATTCATGTCCTTCTATTGCCTTTTCATATATCCAAGTATTCTCTTTATACTCTATTGGCTCAGAACTTTTTTGGGCTAATAAATGGTTTGCATCTATAAGCGTATTACCTCTGCCATGGAATGTATTACCAAATTCTTGTTCAAACTGCAATTCCGAAGTATTCGCTACAGTTTCAGCTTTCCATTTTTTATTTCTTCCCGGAACATCCCACCAATCTATTCGAAAAGGTTTAAATTCATTTGTGCCTTGTGAAGCACCTTCCCATAGTTTATGATATACATTTCCTATTCCATTTGCTGTAGAACAAATTATAATTTGGGTATCTTTACCAGCTGATACCACAGGATATGTTGATGTATAGAATTTAGCATCATCATCAATAAAAGCAAACTCATCTAGGAATAACAAATTAATCGATAAACCCCTTATAGAACTTCCGGACGTTGCCGCTGCTAATATCTTGGAATTATTACTAAACTCTAATGAGCCTTTATTTAAAGCCTTAGTTCCTGGTTGTAAAAAGAAAGGTAAGTTTTCTAAAGCTAATGTAATACGTGATAACATTTCCCTAGCTACTGCACCTTTGTTTGCAAGTATAGCTATAGTTTTATCTGGGTGAAATACTGCATACCATAAGATATAAACCACACTAGATATACTTTTACCACTCTGCCTGCATGCTAACACTATACTAAATCTATTATCATTAAAGTGTTTAAACATCTTTTTTTGATAAGGATATAGATTAAATGGTACTAATCCCTCATCCAAAGATATAATCTTAACATACTTCTTAGCAAAATATACAGGATCTTTCATACATTTCATATATTCCCGTATTTCTTCTTTCGAAAATTCAGTCTCTACACCATCCCGCTTTACATTGGGATTACCTAGATAACCAAACTCATTATTTTTAATCCTCTGCATCAATAAAATCTTTATCTAATATCATCTTTTGTAAATCGGCAGTACTTCCTACGAACAAATTATTATTTGTTATTGCTTTAGCTTTCTTTTCTTCTTCTTCACTCTTAGATAGTTTTTTCTTATCTGCTTGTAAAGCCATAAGTTTTTCTGTTGTGTCTGCAACATCTTTTATAGCTCGAGATAAAACTTCGAAGGCGCGGGGGTGCTCGCTCTCGCGGGCGAGCTCGGCGAGCGTATCTAAGCTCCCCATTCCGGTATTAATTAAATCTTTATAGGTACGTCTAGAAAATTCATAATCGTCTTTTATGTCTTTCTTATCTCTTCGCTCTTGTGCATCAGCACTCACAGGAAGATTCTTCTCTAAAGACTTCTGTAATTTTTCTCTTTTTTCCATAATATATTCATCCTAACTAATATTTATTTGTCCACCCATTGCACTATGCTGACTGCAGTAATAATAAAGTGTTGAAGGTGTGTTTGAGTCAACCACAATTTGTATTGATGTCGATGTTGGATTAGTTACTCCTGCTGTATATGCTACACCACCGTTATGTGTTCCATTCGGGACTTGTGAAAATTTAAACGGATGACCAGCGGGGTAATTAATAATATAAGTATTTCCTATATTAAAATTTAAGGTTGGTTGTTGTTGGTCAAATATAAAATATTTATTTCCAGTAAATGTTAAATCCGGATACGAGGGTGTCGTATTTACATTTTGGGTAACACTTATAAACAGTCCATTGGTTTCAATACCATCAATTGTTAATCCCGATGGTAATCCGTATCCACTAACACCCATACCAACACCTAGGTTAATTACATTATCTACAAAAATTTCGTCTTGGTTAGCAGCTTGAATGATTTTTTTACTAATACTTATTCCTTGAACCCCTGCATTATATGTAAAGGTATTACCAGATGTGGTTGGATTCTGTGTAGTATCCCTTGTTGTTGTAACTGTAAAAGAACTCGGACTATCTGTTGATGCAACTGCAAAGTTTAATCCCTGGAAGAATTCTGCAGGGGTTTGTTGTTTGAAATCTAAATTAATTGTACGTATAATACCTTGATCCTGTGTTGGTCCATAGAATTTCATTTTCATTACAAAGTCTAATTGATAAGTTAAGACTCTTCTTTCTGTAAAGTCCCCTTCATAATCATCTTGAATAGAAACCCCGGTTAAAACAACTGGAACATCTTGTTTATGGGTAAAGTTATCTACCGGAGTAATTGATACAGTATACTCTGGCTGAAAATAAGGTAGTATCTGTTCTACAATTTGAAGACCATCGTCTTGGTTCTTAGCTAATATATAAAGTGACATACCAATATTATAAGAGGTATAGTGTGCTATTGTTTTCTTTTTAGATACATCGCTCGCGTGGTCTTCTACAATCTTATTTCTTTTTTGCTGTTTAATATTAGTATCTAAATCCAAAGAAGTCATTTCAAATGCCATACGAGGAAGTTTGATTGCCATTGGTGCATCAAATCCAGTCTCTTGATCTAAACGTGCTAAGAATTTTTGTTTTGGTCCATACGCTAATGGAACTTTTACTTGATTTAGAACAGCACCGTTAGCACCTTTTCGGATTACCTTAATATCATTAAAGAGTGTACCGAATACAGCTACCGATTTTCGCATTGTTGCGTGATAAAAATGATCTCCAAACATTAGTAAGTATCTGACGGATCGCCGAATGGATTAGATTCAGTAAAGTCTATGAAACTATCTGCTTCTAATTCTAATGCCACGTTTTCCGCCCCTCCATCTGATGTGAATGTTTGTGTGTTATCTGAAACATCATATATCTTAGTAATTGTACCACTAAATCCTGTGTTAGAACCTGTTAATGCTGCAGTACCAGAAACTATAAAGTCTTTTGCAACACCTGAAGATCCTGTTACACCAATATTAGATATTCCATAAGTACCAGCTGTTGCTGAAGATTTTGTTCTTTGTGCAACTTCACCAGTAACCACTACGCCTGTAGAAATTGTTTGTGAAACATTTTCACCAACTTCAAAATGATTATTTCCAGTGACAGTTACATCCATGAATACCTGATATGCACTTTGCCCAGTTTTTACATCTATTCCTTCTACACCTGTATCAAAATCTTCGTCTGCATATTCGAATAATGAACATTGCATTCTATAAACTGGTAAGTTAGATAACTGGAAGAATGGGGAATCATCTTCGACGTAATTTATTTCAAAGAAAGAGTTAGTCATTGGAAGGAATATAACATCGCCTTCCTGCGGTCTTGGATCAGTTACATTACTAGAAAACTTACCAACTAATCTTTCCCATACTCTTCTTGATATAACAAATGTAGCTTCATCTCTTATTTCTAAACCAAATTTAGACATAAGATCACCAGCACCTTCAAACCCATCTATATTTTCTATATATGCTTCCATTAAATAAGCATCATCAAATTTAGATGCAGGATCTTCACCAAGAATACTATCTCTATTTACAAGAGTACGTGGGACATAATAAATGTCTTGTCCGTATATTTGTAAACTCTCAACAATTAAATCTTCATAAAGACTTTGTTCTGATTTAACTGCCTGAGAAAAGAAAACGTTTCTAGGCATGGTTTATCCTGTATAAAAGTCGACCGGCTGTTCCCAATTTAATCGAGCTTCTTCTTCCAATCTTGTAATTTCTTCGTTTGCATCATCAAAAAGCTGTCTTCCATTAAATGTAACTCCACCAGGCATTTGCATCCCTTCGAATTTTAACAGGTTTGTTCCCCATTGTCTTTTGATTAATGCTGTTGCATATCTTTTTAAGAAATAGTCATCATAAACATCTGTATAAGTGTCAGGGTCTATAATACGGTAGCATTCTACGACTAAGAAATCATCTACCTCTACCTCTTGAGACCAGTGCATAAAAATATCTAATTGGTTTTTATGCAAGTCAAAATTAATTTGTTTTTCGTCGCTATCAACAACATTGTCCAGCATATCTAAGTATTGCATACTCATAACATACTCTGCTAAGCTACCCATAAACCCTAAACTATATAAATCGTTTAAATGTATTTGGTATCTTATATCAAACATATCACTAGTGGAAACTGAATCGCGTATAGGTATTACCCTTACAACATTTTGAACTAAACTATTAATAGGAATAAATCTATTTTCTATATCACCTTTTACTATTCCGTTTGCTGCGATCGTTCCTGTAGCACCAGATGTTCCGCCGGTAATTACATCACCAACCTGAAATGGAATATTTGAATCTATTAATGAATTATATCTTAATTTAGTAGTACTAGTAACAGATTTAATTGTTGCTTTAGCTCCTGAAGTTCCGCCGGTAATAATTTCATTTTCAACAAATGTACCATTACTAGCAGCTGCTGTAGTTAATTCACTATTTGTAACTTTGTGTTTTAGAAAAACCCTTTCAACACCATCCATGTGGTAATTTTGATAGAATTGTAGAGCTTCGTCTATTCTATCATCGACTTGATCGTCATCCACATTTATTTCAATCACTGGAGCTCCCAGAGATCTAAAACAGAAATCGATTAATGTTGCTTTACTATTTGGTTTTGCCATAATACTATTTATATACCTTTATATCCTATTATTCTTTCCCTGCACCAAAGATTTGTCGATATGTTTCTTTCCAACTATTTGTAAAATTAGCACTTATCCAAGATTTATCTTCTGCAGATAAATCCGGATTATTTGCAAAATCGTGATCTTTCCACCCATTAGTATCTTCATCCCAATAACAGGGATGTAATATTCTTTCTCCTATATCTAATCGACCATTACCTTCATCTAATTTAATTGTTCCATTATCTAATATTTCATTTGCCATTATAATTCCTCTAAATACCGCGTCCTAGCATAGCTGCTACTGTTGGTTCAAATCCCGTGACTTCATATACAAATGGCGAATACCATTGAATTGATACTGCAGAATTTGCACAATAATAATTGTAACTTCTAAGGTGTTGTTGTGTTTGGTTTACTGGATGTTTCCAAGCCGTCTGTCCTAGTATTCTAGTACCATTATCACACCTATATACTCCAGCAATACCACCATCTCCTG